CAGTCGCCTATCTTTGCCCCGTCGCCTATCTTTGCCCCGTCGCCTATCTTTGCCCAGTCGCCTATCTTAATCTTAACTTGTTTATTATCGGGGCATACAGACCAACCAAATTCATTTCGTTCCCATTTTAAAACCTCTGATATTAAATACATTTTAATCTCCTTTAAAATATTATTTTTTAACCATTGTATTCTGACATATCTATTGTTTTTATCCACTCATTAAAAACAACTTTCAACATATTTAAGAATGATTTTCCATAAGTTTTGTCAAGTGCTTCAAGACTACTAAAATCTTCTTTACATATTATCCTTTTATTATCCTTTACAATAACTGAAAATTTTGCTGTCCCATTTCTATATTTACCTGAATAATCTTTTAACTTTTTAAATATAATCGTTCTCATAATGCCCCCTTTTTATAATCCTGATATTTCTACTGCCCAACCCACGAAATACATCACAAGCCCAAAAATCGCAAGACCACAAGGAACGCCTATTAGCCATTTGTCAAGGTTTGACATTTGAAACCTCCTTTATTAATATTTCATTGCTTAATCTATATCCTGTTCTTGTGTGTCTTTTTTGCATTATAAACATTGCTTTATCCCCCTCTGACCATATTACTTTGCCATTTCTTTTTTCGTCTTGTTCTTTTTGCCATATGCCGTCAAAATCATTAATAACAACATACACAACATTTTTCCCAATTAATTCTTTATTTTCCCAATTAACTTTTTTATATCCTTTATTTATATAATCTTTTTCTCTTTTTAAGTGTTCTGCAAGTGTTAATTTCCTGCTCATAATATACGCAAGAGTATGAAACAAATCTTTATGTTCTTCATTGATTTTAAGTGTCTTCATTCCAACTTCTGTAATTTTGGCAAGATACTGCAAGTCATTAATTTTATCTTTTAACCATAAATTTTGTATGTTTTCCGTTGTGTTTTCTGCAAGAAAATCCCAGCCACCACAAAGATTACCTAAATTATTTTCTTTTTCTTTTCTTGCTTTCCAAAAAAAATCATCATCCGAAACATTTAATATTTTCATTTTTTCAATAGGTGTTTCTGAATACTCGTCTTTCATCATAATTTTATCCTCCTTTATTTTTATTTTCGTATCCCTAATTTGTAATATCGCCCTCCATACCTCGTTGAGCCTGTCTATCTCGTCATTATGCTCGTTATAGGCGGGGTCATCACTTGTCAATCCTATACTTTTAAATAAATCTATCGCACAAGTCCCGCAAGGATATGCCCCGCTTTTGCCCGTTTGTATCTCGCAATTCGTCCATTTGACAAGCCACAACCTTAATTCTTCCCGCGCTTCGTTTCGCTGCTCTATTGTCATTTTATTGCTCCTTTAATTATTTATATTGTATATGAAAAACGAAAAACAAAAAGTATATTGTCAAATGTTTCTCGTATATGCTCCGGCTCTCATCTTGATAACATTTTAAATTAAACTTCCAAAAGTCAAGCCAAAATATATTCTGCAAAAATCTTTTTAACTTAAAGCCAAATGGTAATTTTACCGACACCCCTTTTAATGTCATTAAAGGAAGAGACAAAAGATTAATCCTAAAAACCCTTTTTTTATTTTGCATTTTAAATCCCCTTTTTTATTTAATCTTATAATACTCTCTTGTATCCCGTTCTTCTTTTACCCGTCGGCTAATCTCTGTTAATTGTAATACTTCCTCCTTTCTCTTTTATTTATTTAAAAGTTTCTTGTATCAAGTCTCGTTCTTTTCCAAAATGTACTGACTTTTTTTGTTCAATGCCTATATGAATAATCTTGACTTGTTCCTTTTGCTTTTCTTCCCACAATTCAAACCAACTTTTAACTGCTTTCGGATTTTCTGTGTAGATAACTTTCATTTAATCCCCCTTTAATTATTTTTATCCTCATCAGTTCCGATTTTATCGGAAGACACACCGAACGGAATTGAGCCGTTCTAATGTGTTTCGGATTTTACCACTTAACAGAAATATTTGTAAATTCTACCCACTTTCCACTATTCTTGGTATAGTTCATATGCTCTGTTGATAAAAAACCTGAAAAAGCATATATGCCAATTCCCGAATACATAGGGAAATAGGATTTGACTTTCCAAACATTTCCGTTATCATCACTCATTTGCAATTCTGTTTGTGTCATCAAATAAATTCCTACACTATCAAGAGCAAAAAAAGCAATTGCCTCTACCCACTGCCCTTGACTTGCTTGATAAAATCCAGGCAACAATAAAGAACGCACTTGAATATCATACGCAAAACTATTCTTTACAAACCCAAACAAACCCACAACCAAAAACATCATAAGAATAAACTTTTTCATTTCTTGCCTCTCTTATCCTGCCCTGCCTTTCGGCTTAGGGGCTTATGGATTTTTTGTTAATACTAATTTTAAAACTTTTATTTAGTATTTAGCATACTCATAATTAGTTCACATAAAGACAATTCTTTGACATATTCTTTAAGGTCTTTCATATCATTCCACCTTGCAACGGTGCTAACATAAAAATCTTGTCCATAATTTATATCACAGTATTTGCCAACACCAACAGGCTGTTTTTTTATTCTTATTGTTCCCTTAATGCTTAATACATTATCCCATTCGGCTTCACCGCCAAATGCCTTAATTAAAATTATACATCTTTTCGCTTTTTCCTTTGTCATTTTTATCCCCCTTTTATTTTATTTCCCTCTTTCTATCCTATATATAGTATATCACATATTAAATCAATTGTCAAGCAAATAATGATTTTTAAAATGTTATTTATATTTTTCCCCTTTCCTTATTATAGTGTCAATTTTTTCGCCTATTATTTCCCATAGTATTATTATAATTAATAATTATATTTTTAAAGTACTTATTGAGAAGACAATCATAATTAACTATTAAATTAAGATTAAATCATAAAAATTGACATCATAGGAAGCCATTAGAAGCGAAAACTCTGACAGGGTAAGACCTTGCTATTCCCTATTTCTGCCTAATTTATTCATAACAGAGATTTTGGCTCGGCAGAAAAAAACTGAAATTTTTCCCATAATCCCCTGCCCTTTCGCCTGTTGTTTTGTGGTTATTATATTAATTATTATTAATAATCTTTTTTTTTGAGAAGACAAATCATTATACTTTTACTTTATATTATAATTAATAAATAGAAAAATTGACAATGCAACACTTTAAGGTTATGCTATACTTTTAAGGATAAGCAAAACAATAATGAAAAACGGATAAGATAAAAAAGCGGTATTTCAAAAGCATTTGTGTTCTTTATGTGCGTAGTATTTTAATCTTGACTTAATCAAGAATTAATATTTAATTTATTTTTAACTTAATGTCTTATTATCAGTATCTTGATTAAGATTAAAATATACAATCATTAGACAATATTATTTTTAGTCATATTCTCAATAAAGACTTGAAATTGATTTTTAATTTATAATTAATAGGCAACAGAAACAAGAAAACCCCACAAAATAGACTAAGCAATAACCACAGGACAGTGGAAAAGAAATAAGTTCTTTGACTTAAACACAGGCATTATCTCTTTTTGGATAAGTTATAGGGAAATGCGAAAAGGGGGAAGGGGGGGGTCTATATAATACCCTGTTCTCACACGCATCACCTCGTGTGCACCAGAGCCTTTTTAAGAGGCTTTTATTGAAAAGAGGTATGATTGCCTGTCTTTTGAGGTGTTTGTAAGGATTATAGGCATTGCGTGTTGTTTGGTTGTGGTTGTAGAAGTGGTTTGAGATGTATTGATAGTTAAAAAAATCGGGCCTTATGTGTGTGCGAGGCTTTTTGGTGGAGGTTCAGATGGCAGTTCAAAAGGGAGAGAAGATAGTTCCAGGGCATCAGGCGTACTCACCGACAAGGGGAGTTCCTGTGCTTTCGCTTAAACAGAAGCAGGAAGTATGCAAGTTGATAGCACAAGGGCTTTCAAATACGAATATAGAGATGTATCTTGAAGAAGCCTATGGATTAGAGGTTTCAAGGCAAGTTATCCACAAGACGTATAGAAATGGCAGAAAGTGGAAACCGTATATAAATAAACTGTTGGCCACACCTGATTCGTGGAAGTTGTTGCCTCTTGCAAGAAAGGGAAATAGATTGTTGCTTCTTGAGAAGGCGGCACAGGAGTCTTTGACAAAGAGATATAGGCGTAGGTATAGCAAAGGTGAACTTGTAGGTGAAGAGGAAATAGTTGAATCTGGCAATATTGCACCGATTGTAAGAGAAGCAAGAATGGAAGTTGAAGGTGAAAATCAGACCAATTCAGTTATTGTGAACTTTGGGTATAGGGCACCTAAACCACCTGAAGAGAAAGAGAAGAAGGTTGAAAAAGAGTTGGAGGATGACAAATCAGAGGAGGAAAAATGAAAGAACAAGAAGTAAAAAGTAAAATGGTTAGATTATTGGCAAAGTCAGTAAGTAGTGTTGTATTACAGATTATTCTTACAAATGACACAAAAATGGCAACAAAATATATAAGTGAGAAGTTTGTAATTAATGCCACAAGAAAGTTATCACAAGGCAAGATTGATAAAAGAAGTAAAGAGATAGATATTGTTCTTAAAATTGGCAGACCAAATTTTGCTGAAAGAGAGTTTATTAAGAATTGTAAAATGGCAGGAGAACCATTCCCAGTTAAAAATATACAGATTAAAAAAATAAACAAGAGGTAATCTGTGGAAGAAACAAACGAAACTCCTATTATTGAGATAGCACCTTATGGCAAAAAAGGTGGAGTGGCCTCACTTCCAAATAGTATGCAGGAGAAAGTTTTATACTATATTGACCAGTGGAGAGCCAGGCAGATAGATGAGTTAGCAGATGATGGCAAGGGAATACCTGTTTTATACGTAGAAGGTGGTGTTGGAGCAGGTAAAACAAGAGCACTTTTAGCACCAGTTCTTGAAATATTGGTGCAATACCCTGGCATAAGAGTACTTTGGGGCCGACTTGACTTTGCTGACTTAAGAGTAAGTGCTATGGAAACGTTCAACGAAGTTGCTGGTGGATTGATTGCTGGTAAGAATGAACAGGAACATAGGTATTCAATCAAGAGTGCCACAAGTGGTGAAGTTGAAAAACAATATGGCAATCTGTCAAAAATCTTCTTCAGAGAGTTGAAAGACTTGTCTGGATTGGGTAGTCAGGAATTTGCCATAGTTGTAATAACAGAGGCACACGAACTTTCATATAGGGCATATACAGATTTGAAAGGTCGTATAAGGCAGAAACCATATCCACTTATGTTGCTTATGGAAGGTAACCCACCTAACGAAGGGCATTGGCTTGATAATATATGCAAGAGAGGTGCACCTGAATTTGATGATGATGTAACAAAAATCTCTGTTTCTACTTATGATAACTGGGATAATCTGCCTTTTGCATATAGAAAAACTCTTGAAAAGATGCCTCCTGCGTGGCGAAGAAAGTATGTAGATGGCAAAGTAGGATTTATTCCTGATGGCAAAGCATTTTATAGTGGATTTTCAGAAGAATTTCATACTGGTAATTTTGAATATATAAAAGAAAAAGAGATAATAAGATGTATGGACTTCGGTTTTCATCATCCAGCGGTTGCTTATATGCAGTTTGATAGTGACAATAGACTTATTGTATTAAGAGAATTAATGGGAACTGACATTACTCTTGAGAGATTTTTGCAATATAGTCTTGTTCCATTTGAGGCCGCAGTATTTCCAAATTCAAGATTCAGCACTTACTATGATGTTGCTGGAAAACAAAAGACAGATAAGGCAGATACAGATTGTATTAAGATACTTGCAAACTTTGGTATAACTGGGTTTGGACGCCAATCAACTTATGTTAAAAGGCAGGAACTTATAGAACGATTGTTGTCACAGACAATTAAGGGCCTACCAGCATTTATGATAGACAAAAAGTGTCGTATTTCAATTGAGGGATTTCTTGGAGGTTATCATTATCCTGTTGTTGCAAGTGGAAATGCAGAGAAAGAAGAGCCATACAAAGATGGGTACTATGAACATTGCCTTTCTGGAGATACAAAAATTAGAACATTATTTGGTTGGCACTTTATTAAAGATTTGGTAGATAAAGAGTTTATTACTTATGCTTATGATACTGCCAATAAAAGATTAGTTCCTGCAAAAGCACATTCTTGTAGAAAAACACAGGAAAATGTTGAATTGTGGAAATTAAAATTTGACGAAGGAGAGTTGATTGCCACACCAGACCATTTGATTATGATGAGAGATGGTTCTTATAAACAATTAAAAGATTTAAAAATTAATGATGAACTTATGCCTTTTTATGAAAAACAAAGGTCATATAAAGGTCATATAATATTAAATTTAAATGATGGTTCAATAGTTGACGAACATAGATATATTTATAATTGGTTTAATGGAAACATCCGTGATGGTTATCATATTCATCATAAAGATAGCAATCCACTTAATAATAACCCCTATAATCTTGAGCAAATAGAAGCAAAAGAACATATGCGTGGTGTATATGAAAAAATGAGAAAACATCCAACAGTCGAAGCAATGAAAAAAGGTTCGCTTAATCCTTTGACTAAAGTAAGTCGTGAAAAGATGAGTCGTTTTATGACCGCAAGATGGGAAGATGGTAGTCATCCACTAACAAAAAGAACTGATAAAATTTGCCATATTTGTAATAATGTTTTTAGCGGTAATTATAAACAAAAATATTGCATTAAGTGTAAAGGTCGGGCAAGGAATTTTAGAGATAAAGCAAGGTTATTAAAAATAAATCATAAAGTAATGTCTATAGAATTTTATGGGTTTGGAGATACATATAATTTAGAAGTGGAAACTCATCATAATTTTCCAGCAAACGGAATTATGGTTCATAATTGTATGAATTGTATTGAGTATGGTATTATAAATTTATTTACTTTAAGTAAAAGTAACAATAGAGGTGGTAGTAATTATTTACCATTTAAACAAAGATATAGTGGAGGGATATATGGCTAATGTAAGAGGGTTGTTGAATATAGGAATTGTTGTTGAAACAGATGAAGTTGTTGTACAGGGAATATTGAGTGAAAAGAAATTATGTTTGGCGGCATTAAGAAAAGCCTTTAAGATTGTTAGAAATTTTAAACCTACTGTTATAGAAAGACCTAAAATTATTGTACCTGGTCATTAATAAATTAAATTAGGAGGTATTGTATGCCATATACATTAACTCAAAGAAAAATCAAAGGTGTAACAAGATATTGTATGACTTCAGAAGATACTGGAAAAACTTATTGTTATGAATCAAAAAAGGCACGTGAAAAAGGTATGAGAATGCACGAAATGTTTAAACATATTCCAAAGTCAAAAATAAGGCAATAGGAGGTAATATGGAAAAGAACTTAAAACTTGGTGAAAATCAAGAATATAAGATGGAAAAAATAGACAATGGTAAGTCCATACCAAAAGAAAAATATGCTATGCTTGAACTTAAACCAGAGATGGAACAGAAGATAGCAAAGATATGTTATGAACAACTTGAAATAATAAAATCTTCAAAAGAAAGAAAAGATTTTATAGAATTAGATAAGTATTGCAAAGCAAGATACACTATGGAGGATTTGGAAACAGAATGGCCTTGGCCTGGTGCAAGTAAAAGAAGAACAGGTGATACGACTATTGCTGTTGATAGACTTATGCCCAGAGTAAGTCGTGCTTTATTTGCTGGTCGCACAATTACAGTTGAGCCAGAAGGCGATAATAGTTGGGAAAATGCCAGAAAACAGGAAAAATGGCTTGATAGTCTTCTTAAGAATGAAATGGAGATACAGGAAAAATCTGAAAATATTCTTTATGATGCTATTATGCTTAATTTTGGAGTTATGAAAAATCCCTGGGAAAGAAATGAAGATACAAAAGAACAAAGAGTTATATACGATTCAGCATCAGAACTTTTAAGTAATTATCCAGATGCTATTACTAAGTATCCAGAATTTATATTAAGATTAACTGGATATAAGTCAATTGAATTACTATTAAAAGATTTTCCAGATTTGCAAGGTTTACCTTCAAGTGGTGAAAAAATATATGTAAGAGAGGCTTGGAAAGATATTGATATTGGTTGTAGACCACATTGGGTTGACCCTAAAAATATGTTTTTCCCTGTTGGAACAAAGAATGAAGATACATCTTGGTTTATAGGTGAAAAGTTAGACAATGTCAGACGAGATGAGTTAAAGAGAAAAGAAAAGAGTGGTTTTTATAAAAATGTTGATAAGTTGCTTGGTGAAGATGAAAATAGTAAAAATGATGAATCAGATACACAGAAACAAGAGAGATTAAGTAAAGAATATGAAATTTATGAAATTAAAGTAAGATATGATATCAATGAAGATGGCATTGAAGAAGATATAGTAACTTGGATTGGAGTACCTGAAAAATCAGAAAGTGATGATAAATGTATATATTTACGTGGTATAAGATTCCCATATATACATAAAAAGAGTTATTGGATTATAGTAAGAGCATTTCACAATAGATATGGTTTTTATAATGGCGGTCTTGGTCAAAAATTAAAATCAATCAATTGTGCAGAAGACAGAAGGGTCAATCAGGTTCAGAATGCTTTTGACCAGGCTGTTGTAAGAGCAGTAAAACAAGTAGTAATTCCAAATAGTCCATATAATCCACAGAAACACCTTTTTTATCCTGGAGCCAATATACCAGTTTCTGACCCTAATGAATTGACAGAATTTGGTTTTAGAGATATACCTGCTTCAAGTTTTCCTCTTGCAAGTGATAATAGAAAAGCAATGGAATTATTGGCTGGATTTCCTCAAAATTACTTGTCAGGTATGCCTCAACCAACAGATGCAGAGGCATCAGCGAAGAAAACAGGTATGTTAATAGCCGAAGGTATGGAGTCTATTACTGATGTAGTAAGGCATATTTCAAGAGGATTTAAAAAACTTGGGTATCAAATACAGTGTAATTACTATGATTTATTGCCAGATGAAATTATTCAGTGGAGAATTAAAAATGGTTTTGAGAATATAACCAAAGAAGAAATGATTAAGAAAGCAAAATTTGGATGTAAAACAGCAATTGAAAGTGTATCGTCATTTGAAGAAGCGAGAAGTAATCTTGCTCTGATACAAGCAATTGCTTCACATCCATTACTTGCAACAAATATAAATGCACAATATATTATGCTTAAAAGTGTAATTGAAAATTGGAGTGAAAAATGGGCTGAAGTTGTTGATAAGATGTTGCCTCCAGAAAAAATAGAAGAAATGGAAGCACAGCAAAAAGCACAACAGCAACAGCAAACACAAGTTCAACCAGGTCAGCAACCACCGACACAATAATGTTCCACGTGGAACAAATTTAAGAGGAGAGGGGGAAAATAAGATGATTAAGTGGTTTAAAGGTTTGTTCAAAAATAGGGTTGTTATAGACAAGAATATGGAAATAGACCAGAAAATTGAAGATTCTATGTTTTTCAGAAAAGTATTAGATGGGCTTGGCACTGAAAATTTACAGTTAAGTGATGCAGAGTTAAATCAATTAGCAGATACATTCTTAGCAGAAAAAGGTTCGCCAATATCAAATGCTTGGGAAAAAATCTTTAAGTATTGTCTTGTGGCACATCAATGGGAAATGTCTCATATCCCAAGTAATATTATGGGAGTAGAGAAAGCAGAAAAGGTAACTTTCATTCAGGGAAGGATAGCACAAATAGAAGCATTATTACAACTTCCAAGAACATATATGCAAATAGCAGAAAAAAAGAAAAATAAAGATAATTAATATTGACAATGCAACATATTTAATGATATATGTATAGACATAAAGAATAGCAAGAACTCCTTGCCCTGTTATCGCTGACAGGTAAAATAAATAGCGTAAAAGGAGATTAAATGTCAAAGTGGTTAAAGTATTTTTTAGGTTTGTTAGGTGATGAACGTGGTTCTGTTGGGCCAGGTGATGACGGTGGTGATAGTGGAGATGACGGTGTGAATGAAGATGGTAACGGTGATGATGAAGGAAATGATGATGGTGGAAATGACGGAGGAAATGAAGGTTCTGAAGAAGAAATAAATGGAGTAAAGTATAAAAAAGATTCAGAAGGAAATTTTTGTTTGAATGGAATAGCAGTTTTAGACCCTAAAAAAGTTCCATTCAAGAATCGTGCAAAAGAGTGGCAAAGAAAAGCAGGAGAAACAGAATCTCGTTATCAAGATAGAATAAATGAACTTCAGCAGAAAGGCTTTGAAAGAGATAATAAAAATAATAATGAAGAAGAAGAACACGACGATAGTGAAATAGACCAAAAAACAGGATTTACATACGGACAAAAAAAAGCACTTGAAAAACAACTTGGAAGAAAACTTGAAAAAGCGGACATAGAAAATAAAACTTTAATTGCTGGAATGGCAATTGATGGACAAAAAAATATTTTAAGGAATGATAAAAAGTATAAAAAGTTTTTTGACAATGAAGAATATGTTGAAGAACTTGAAAGAAATCTTGAAAATTTACCGATACCTGCAAAACTTACACCAGGGATAGTAAAATCAGCAATCCATTTAGTTATGGGCCAACACATTGAAGATTTTACAAAAAATGCGATAGAAACAGGGAAGAAAACAGAAAGAGAAAATAGGCAGATAGTTTCTGAAATAGTTCTCGGTGCTTCTGCTGGAAGTAATGCAGGGAAAAAGATAATCATAAATGAAGAAATAAAAACAATAATGTCGCAGACAGGAATGAATGAAGTGGATGCAGCAGAAGTATGGCAATCAAGACAGGACAATAAATCAAAGAAAAAATAATAGGGAGGTAGGATGGCACAAGTAAAAAAAGAAAAAGAAATAGTAAAAAAAGAATTAGTCGCAGGTGAGAATGATTTTCTTACAGGAGATTCTATTGAGGCTGAAAAAGTTCAGAAACAGTTCAATGTAATGCCAGAAGTTTCAGGTTCAAGTATGTATTTTAGCAGGAAATATATATTCAGAGGTATTAAAGATAAAGCCAATACTTTTCTTGGCAAAAAATAGTTCCCTTATCGCTATATAGGGTTAAAAGTTAGCGTAAAAATTTATCTTTATTATTAATGAATAAAAAAAGTAATTTTTAGAGAAACGACTCTAAAAGGAGAATAAATGAATAAAGTTGCAATGGCAAATAAAACAGCAAAGTTTGATTATGTTTTTGGTTCAAGATTAATAATTGGCCCAGTTCCTATAGGTGCTTCAGAAGTTTTCAAAAATACTGGTGGAAAATTTGTATGGTTTGATACATCAAGGAGAATAGAGGTAGCAGGGTCAGGTAATAACCCAGATTCTGGTGCTTATATTTTCGGCTGGGCTTTGGCACCAGCATATACAGCATCTTCAACTGAAGGCGGAGATAGTTGTATGGTAGATGTTTCAACAAATTCTGTTTATAGAATACCAGCAGATGCCGCAGTACTTGCTACAATGCGTGGTAAAGTTTGTGATTTGGTAACAACCTCAAATGTGCAGTATGCAGATGTAGGTGAAGCAAATGAAGATTATCTTATTATAGTAGATGTTGACATAAAAAATCAGTGGGTTTATGTAAGAATGAATCCAGCACATATTTATGTAACAGATATTGCTTAATTTTATCACCACGACCTTCCCTTCGCTTCAGGGTAATATAAGCGTAATCCAAAAGGTCAAACAAGTTTTTGATTATTTAATAAGGACTAAAAAAATACTTTTTGGAGGTGGCTTATGAGTGCAGGACAGGGTGATTTTCCCGAAGGTTTAAAAAAAGATAGTTATAAATGGTTTTGGGAAGAATATGATAAACTTGAACCAGTTTATCAGCAAGTTTTTAATGTTAAGAAAAGTGATTCGGCTTGGGAAAAAGAAACATCAGGTGTAGGCACTGGCCTTCTGGAAGAAAAAGGAGAATTTGAAGATTTGGCAGAGAAAACTCCTACAGAAGGATATATTTGTTATGGTAAAAATAGGTCTTGGGGTAAAAAGGAAACGATTAGCAAAGAACTGTATGAAGACCATCAGAAACTTGCTAATTTCCTTAAATCTCAAATGCCACAGTGGGCACAAGATGCTGTTGAAACTATGGAGACTTTCTATGCCAATATTATCAATCTTGGTGGATATACGGCAGGTCACGATATTTTCAATGCCTCAATTCCGAATGTTTTATCAGACCCTTCTGGAGACTATATATATGATTCCAAACCTCTTTTTGCGGCCAGTGGTAATGACAGGTCGTCAAAAGGTGGTGGAACATATTATAATGGTCTTGGTGCATTGAATTTTAGTTTGGCAAATCTGCAAACTGCTTGGTTAAGAATGACAGTTTATAATAACAGGAAAGAAGATGACACAAAAATGAGGATTATGCCTGATATAATTTTGGCACATCCTGCTATGAAGTTTTCAATTGACCAGGTTCTTAATTCACCTGATGACCCTACCTCAACAAATAGGGCAATCAATGTTGTTAAAGGTTTGGTAAAACCTGTTTATTGGCATTATCTTGATGATACTGACCAGTGGACATTGGCAAAAGCCAAATTTGGTTTGAATGCTCTAATGAGAGAAAATCCTGAATTTGATATGTGGGAAGATAAAGATTCTAAGACTTTCAAACTTTCCATATTTACAAGATTCGGACATCTCATTAATAACTGGAGAGGTTTGGTTAGTGCAAATTATGCAACTTCGTAAGATTTGATAAAATCGCAAGTGCCCTCATAGAAATGTGGGGGCACTTAGTTCATCTTTAAGGAGATAACAATGGTTAAAAAAATCATTAAGATATTTACCATTGTAGCGACTTTAACAAGTCTTACAATGGGAGTTTATGCTGCACAGGGAGACATTTGGAGTGTTAGAAACCAATATAATGAAGATGTTGCAAGGGTTACTCCTCAAGAAACATTTGTTTTAACAGGTAATGGTGGATGTAGTATAGCAAATGGGTTAAGATTAAGTGGAACAGTTAATGGTTTAATACTGCGTTGTGTAGAAGTTTTTGCAACTCCTAATGCTCCAGATTCTACAACTATAAAAACTGGATGTATTCCTGATAGTTGTATAGGTGCTGGAGTAGCCCCAAGTGACCAACCAGATGGAGCACGAACAGTAGGTATATGCATATATTTTTATGGACTTGATACTTGCACATTACCTGCTGGAAGTGGAGTTGGAATATATGGTATAGATTCCAAACTAAACGAAACATATGAAACAGTAAGTATAGCAAGTGGAACTGCAACACCAACACTTGAAGTTCAATCCAGTAGAGCTTGGAGACTGATAAGAGCATTCGTGGTTAATTCTACTGCCGCAAATTCTCTTACTTATTCAGATTCATTCTCTGTTGGTTATGGAACAGGTCTTGGATTGGCAAATGATGCTTATGGAAATACGATTTCAGCATATACTGTCAATGGTGCAGATATCAGTTCAAGTGGTTATGTTACAGGAATATTTGATTCAACATATGATGTATATATACCTGCAACAGCTCCTGCTAATACTGAAAATATTGTAGAGTATAAAGCATATATAAAAGGAACATCCGAATAAGAGTAGGGGTGGCGAAAGTCACCCCTTTCTTTATTTAAGGAATAATATATGAGTAAAATAGAAATTCAAGGTAGATGTGATAGATGTGGTGTTGAAAAAATACCAATTAAAGATTTTGGAAATGAAACATTATGTAAATTTTGCCTTGCAACTGCAAAAGAACAAACAAGTTCAGATTTTGATAAAATAGAAAAACCAGTAGATGATTTTAACGCACTCATAAGAAAATGTGTAAAATAAAAATAGAAAAAAAATGTTTAATATCAGGAGGTAAAAAGTGAAAAAGTTGATATTGATTTCAATGATTGTGATTGTTTGTTTTACAATAACAGGGATATGTTATTCCTATAATGTATCAGATATGGCATTGAATAGTAATAACGATAAAACTGGATTAGCAGTAATTTCAGGAACTTGTTCTGGTGTATTCACTATTACATCAACAAATACAGAATTGTTTGTTGCTGTTAATGGCATTATAGATACTGCATATCTACATCCTGGCATTAATTTAACAGCAAAACAGGTTGTAGATGATTTGGAAGGTCAGTTGTTAAATGTTCATCCAAGAGTATATTGGTCGCCAAATGATGTTTGTGGAATAGAACTTATTGCAGTTGGAAATACTACAAATATACAGGTTATTGCTCATTCAAATGGAGCAGAAACTTCTTGTGGACTTGTTATTGGATATACAACAGTTTATTCTTTACTACCTAATGTAGCACTTACAGTAGGTGGTAATGTTATAAGTTCTACAAATCCTATGCCTGTTTCTTCAACAATTATCAACACTCAATTTTCTATTGATAGTCCCGTGCTTACAACTTCTACTTTAACAAATACTCAATTTACGTTGAGCAACACAGTTGTAATGTGCCAAATAACTG